GCTCGGGCTCGGGGTCCGGTGGGGCCACATATTCTTGCTCGTATGCCCCAATGGATTCCGTGCCGTCCCCAGGGTGGGGTCTGGCGTTGCCCACTATGTCATGGTTTAACCCTGTAATGGCCCCCGCCCCCCAGGCTGGCGACTCGTCACCCGGCCTGCCATCCTCGTCTAGGTCGGGGTCCGCGGTGATGTTGTCGCCCCCATCGCTGGCTGATCCTGCGTACACTGTGGTGTTTTGCCACAATATGTTGTGGTCCGGTGCGTATGCCTTGGGGCCGTCAAAAACCGTGCCAAAGCCTGTGATAATGTTGTTCTGTACTGTTATTGTGCCGCCGTCGACGTTGTAATTCATCAGCTTATTGGCCCCGCCGGGGCCAATAAACACGTTGCTTTGGATGGCCTGCAGGCTGCCCTGGACACTACCGCTCATGTTCACGACGGTGTCTGCCGCCCCCTCCAGTATCGTGATGACGTTATTGGTCATGACGAGGTGTGCGGTGCTGGCTATAGTCCTCTTGACTGTGATGCGGCTGCTATCAAGCGTAGCCACCCCCTGCAGCCCCAGTGCCGCCGAATTCGGAGCATAAAAATCACAGTTTTGCAAGGTGATGTTCCCTATGCCAGTATCACTCCAGCATTTCATCAAGTTCGTAAACGCCCCGTGGCCGTCGTACCTTGAGTTTTTGACGGTCAGATCCGACGTCTGATCGACTCTAACGAGCCACCGCCCGTGGTTGGCATTCACTGCCCCAAAATCCCAGCCATCGATGTACAGGGATGCGCTAGATGCCACCGCCGCTATGCTGACGTGGATGTTCGCCCAGTCGCTAGCTTGCAACATAGGCTTGGCCCCTTCAGCCGCCCGCATCCAAACTTTGCCGCCAGTCTGGACTGCTATGCTATACCACCTGGATTGGATCTTGCAGTCCCCCAACGCAATAATATCAAGGTATTGCAAGCCGGTGTTATGGCCTAGATGGTCTGCTGCGGCATACGTCCCATCGTCCAGTATCGTGATGGTCGAATGCTCCTCTGCCGTCCCGTTCTCCGACGCCGCCAAAGCGGCGGCAAAGGTCGTGTAGTCCCCGCCCGTCTGGGCTAGTGTTATGTGTGTTGGCATGTCATACTCCCGGGGTTGGTGGGTTGGTTTCGGCGCCCTCTTGGGTCACTAGGTGCGTGTGACCAGTGAGACTAATTGCCCCAGCTTTAATGTCGTGACCGGCCCCCACAACGCTTAGATTGCCGTTTATCTTGACGTCGCCTTCAATCTCAATCCCCGATTCCTTCAATATTATTGCATGATTACGGCTGTCGTAAATGGCCACATCTCCGGTCTCCAGGCTCGTTATCCGGTATCGCCGGTCAGGAGTCACAATCACAATAGGATGGGACGTTGCCCCGACCTGCAGGACCACGGCCTCGGCCCCGGCGGCTGGCCGGCTAGTGAATCCGTAGGGCTCCATGTGCTCGGCGCCTATTTGCGTACCTAGGCGCTCCACGGTGACCGTTTGCATCTTAGATCCAGCGTCGACGCCCTTGACCGTTGCTCGGGATACTAGATTTTGTAATACTCTAATAATACTAGTCACTTACACCCCCTAGGGCATCGGCCGCAACAAGCGCCAGCGTCGCTTGCTCTTGGATAGTATCTTGCGTCAATGTGGCATTTTGCACCACCATTTTTTGATTTAATCCGACCTGGGGCAACTCGACCTTAGCGGTCATCCCAGGGGTCCAGATGGCGCCCCCAGGGGCCCGCCATGTCGGGACCGTCACTAACAACGCCTGGGCCTTGGCTCTCCTGACCTTAGCCTCCCACTGTGCCCGTTTTTCGCAATCAGCATTAGTGGCGTTGCCCTCGGCCCGCAACGTCAGGACGATTTCTTGGGACGTCCAATCCGGATCTGCTGCGCTGCCCCGGCAACTAGATACACTGTCGCCAAAAGCCGAATTACTACCCGCGCTCTGACCAATCACACGATACAGCGTAGCCCTGTCGCTGGCGTCGTCTGTATATTGCCAGCTCGATACCCGCGCCTCGCCATAGCGCAGGCGAAAATTCTGCACGGCATCGGAGACCTTTACTAGGCACAGATGACCTTCACTATCATCGGTCACTAGACAACCTACCTGTCTAGCCGCCCGCTCGATTGCGGCAAACGCCGTATCCCCAGGAGTCAGCTCGACCTGTCTGACTATGTCGTTACCTGCCCAACCGACGGTTTTTACTGTGATACCGTGGGGTTTGGCTATCACAGATGCTAATGATAGCATCGTGATATTGCGATATGCGCCCTTTCCTGCCCGGTCGCTCGATCGGATCAATCTGGCCGTCTTGGACCGTCCCGATACATCGATGCTATAGCCCGTCGCAGTGATACCCACCTGCGTTGTATCGATGAATCCGGTCAGTGCGATTGCATCATCAATCCGAATGGTTACATCAGCCCCGGCCCGAATTGGCGCCGGTAGTGACATGCCCTCGGGCTGATATCGCGTCATCGATAGCCGAAACGCCGATGCCGCTTGCGTCAGTCCCCGAGCAATCTGGACGCTCTGCCAGCCCGCCCATTCGCGATTATCGATAACTAGCCCAATCTTTTCCATGACTTACACCCTCAACACGCTTAACATCGAGTCTTTCTCGATAAACCCGGGATGCTCTATAGCGTTACGTGCGACTATCTCATCTGCCCGCTTTCCGTCTTGGTACAGCTCTTGGGCGACCTCAAACGCTGAAATAACGTAATCATTTTGATACGTTGTAACCCTCGGTAGGCGGACTATCACATGCTGCAAGTATGCTATCATCGACGCCTGCAGATCCAGCATCAACGTTGCTTCCTGGGGCGCCATGTCTAACACTCCGATGCATCCGTCACATGCATCTGACACGGCCCAGATCTGCCCCTCTGCCTGCGCCATATCGGCATATGTCCCCGATATTGCTAACCTGGCTGCCTGCGCCGTGGCCAGCGTGGCTACCATCTTAGCCTGGGCTTTGGTGTTGGCCTGCGCCCTAGCTGCCGACGCAGGACCTAGCGTATCAATGACGATATCGGCATATAGCGCCCGGTAGTGCTGTGCGACACTTAGCAGTGTCGTCGGGTCCGTGATGGCTCTGGTGTAGCCCACCCAGGCTTGGGCTATCTTGGCCGGTGCAGCCCCGGCCGCGGCCATGGCGGACTCTAGTTCCCTGGTCGCTGCTAGCACCTCGGCAGCTAGCTTATCGGGCATCGCCGTTTCTAGCTTATCGATCGCGCCCCGGATTGACTCGACGAAGCTGGTTTTTGCGACCTGCTCGATATCATCAGCCGCCTGCACAACCGTTTCGTCAGGGATTTCTCGCTCAATCAGCGACAGGGAATCATCGACGGCAACGAAGGTAACCGTGGCCGTGGCCTCACCCGATGCGATCAATTCATGGGATACATCCCCTTGGATAACGACCTGTCGACTCCACCCTTCGGGATGTATCAGCTCGCCCGGGCCAGCCTGGGAAGCCCGACGCATAAAGGCCGTATACCGCTCGTACCAGTCCGCGCCGGTAAAGACAATGCCAAGCGTATACGTAGATGGCGCACGGCCCATATCATCAACGGTTATACTGTCTAACCCCGGATATTCATTGATTGATACCCGGCGACCTTCAGATCCACTGATAGACCGGACGGCAAATTCGATGTCGTCAAAATATCCCGCTGCAAGTGTCATAGTGCTACCCCCCCGGCTAGGTTATACCCGACCGCTGCCGATAGGTCGACGCCCTGGCCCCTTGGTTTTTCGACCTCTTTCACCCGCAACCCAGGCGGCGCGTTTTCAAAACTGACTTTGATCTCACCGGTTACCCCGGTTTTCGTCTCGGGAAATTTTTCCCTTAGCCGCTGCCATCGTGGATCATCATCGGCCGTTGATTCGCCGAATACATTAGTCCCCGTATTGACGGCGCCGGCGAATGCCCTGCCAGCCCTAGCTTGTCTGGATGCCGCCAGCGCAGCGGCTTTACCCGACGCCCGGGCCTCGTCCTCGGATCTGGTCGCACGCACGCCCGTGCGCGCGAGGCTTTGATCCTTGACGAACTGTTCAGTCTTGCGGTCAAATTCTTTCTTTATTGCGTGCGCCGCGGTGATGGTTGCCGCAATCGCTAAAAAATGCGGTGACTTAGCGACCGCGGCAAAAGCCAGTTCTAGCGACTGAACGGCAGACACTAGCTTGGATCCGATGTAAACGGTAGCTAGCACGGATACTAGCGTCTTGATCTCATCGCCGTGCTTTTCGATGACTTCCATGGTGGATTTCAGGATCTCGAGGGCTTTTTTCAACGCGCCAAACCCCACATTCGCCATTTCTTTTATCGACTCTTTATTTTCGCCCCACCATCGATCCGCAGCCGCTAACCCCTCAATAAGCCTTTCTATTCCCTGTTGGATCCCGCCTGTTACAAGGTCCCGGTGTGCTAGGATCCATTCCTTGGTCCGCTTAACCAACGGCGTGAATACAGGGACTAGTCTAGATGCGATGACATTCCATGTGCCCTTAATTGTCCGCCTAAAATTCTCCATCTCATCGTCGAGGACCTCTGCATCCTCTGCGGCTGACTGACTAATGACTCCATATCGGCGCATCTCCTCGCGCAGTCTTTGCAGCTCCTCTGGGCCGCCCTGTAGCATCCGAACCATCCGCATCCCCGAGCGCCCAAAAGCCGCCGTGACAAAGGCTGCCTTTTTTGCCGGACCGTCGATTGAATCCAGCTTGCCCAGGAGCAGATCAAACGCTTCTTCGTTCGTTTTTGCGGCCCTGACCTGGCGTAATAACCGACGGTCGGTTCGCTGCAGATACGACGATAGGGCGCCCTGTCCGACCTTGGCTTGACCGACAACCTGATTCATTTTTTCGAGCGATTTTCGTAAGTTATCGGCGCCCACGCCTTGGCGATTGGCGGCAAATTCTAGCTCCTGCAACGCCTCGACACCAAAGCCCACTTGCCGGGAAAACTTAATCATTTCCTGGGTTTCGCTGGTCCAATCAATGGTTTTTTTGAACACCGCTGCACCGGCCGCGGCTAGTGCCCCGGCCCCCGCAGCGGTAGCTCGCATCATTTTCTTGCCGATAGCCTCAAAGGACTTGGTCGTTACAGCGGCCTGTGCTCTAACGTCCCTGAATGCCTTGGTGATTGGTCCGGAGGCATTATCAACGGCGTTCAACGTCGCCTTGATCTTTAGATCTCGTCCCTTTTTAGCCGCCATTTTTTCTTGCCTCCGTCACTGTCTCCAGCCACCAAATTAAATCCGGGATCGTCATTGCCCCAATCACATCGGGCCCCCAGTTAGTAAGCGCCACTAGGACCCCGACCCCCCGGCGCCAGTCCCCGGGGACGTTGCGAAAAAATCCTTGGTCGCATCGCTCAGTGTCGCAAAATCGTCTAGTGATAGCTGCTCTAGTGTGCCCGGTGGCAATTGACACAATGACTCCATAATTGCCAACATTACACCAATATTTCCATCGTTTAGCGCGTCCATGGCGCTACCGTCGTAGCCGTTAGATAGCATATATCGCTCGGCTGCTAGCATATCTCCGACCCTCAGACTATGCCTAAAATGCAGTGTAGACTTCTCCGCCCCGCCGACGCGGATCGGAGTAGTAAGCTTGATCTCCCTGTCCATTTTTGACCTCTTAACTGTTTGATTTTATAAGAAAATTGACTTTTCAAGCCGCGATGCGGCCCAATAATTACAGGCGTTTGGCGTTGCCGGGCGTACATTCGTAGCGCAGATCTAAGGTCCCGTCCTCGGAGCTCTGGCTCGGATCTGACACCTCGGCGGCGTCAACCCAAATATATGATTTTCCGCTCATCAGATCAAGCTGGACGTTGACGCCGTTCTTGCCCTGAAAATCGGTCTCATTGATGTTATCGAGCAAGATTTTTAGCTCGATGAATGGAATTACGGGCTCGGCTCGCACGCCTGTACGCCCAGATACCACCTCGACGGTGGTATTTTTTTGCGCAGCAATCGAGAACTCGGGATACTCGACGATGGTTACCTCAACACCGTCGATTGTGACCCTTTTAACTCCGCCGGTTACGGTCATAGCACACCTCCTAGACTAGCCGAAACGCGACCCTGCCCGCCATGACAGCCAGCCAGCCGGTTAATTGCGGCGGATATAGAACGTTGATTTGATTAGGGTTTTCTTCGTCCCGTTCAACGATCAATTCCGCCATGAATTTATCGACATTTTGAACCAATGCGGCGTCCTGACGTCGCATGTATCGAGCAAGGAACCACCCCCGGATCTGCTCCACCGTCGCCGACCTGACCCCAGGGGCTGCTGGCGAGCTGGTCAATGCGCTGCCGCTGTATTCCCGCAAGAAATCTTGCCTATCTTGTCGAATCAGGCGCATCAAGATAGCCAAGGTCCGCTGGTCGAATAGTGACCTATCCGGGGATCCATGGGCGTCGGTGGTATATGACGTCCTGGCCCTGGACAGATAGCTAGTATTCGACACATGGGAGACCGTCGCAAGCCCATATTTTAACAAGATATTTCGCTCAACGACGGTTAAGGAATCCTCTGGCAATGGCGGCAAGACGCCGTATAATTCGAGGCCGGAAAAGCCCTGGGCCAAGGTGGCATCGACAGCGTCCATTTGATGTTGCGCAGTCAGTGCACCCAACGCCGCGGCAGCAATCCAGGGCGGTGTAGGTGACCCCGCCAGCCCCAGCACGGTAGTATACTGATCGTTGGGGCCCGTAGATGCCCAACTCGTCAAAGCCTCGTAAGTCCCTGATACTGCAGTGTTAACTAAGCCATAAACGCTTCGCAGCGGCGACCACCTAGACGCCATTTCGATCTTGATCGCCTGCAGGGACCCGGCGTCAGTGTATGGATGGATAATGGTGTCAAATTCAGCGTCCCCCAGGGCGGCCAGGGATGCTTCAAGATCCGGCACGCCGGCCCCGGCCGACATGGCCCCGATGCCGATGCCAACGCCATCGGGTAACTGCTCTCTGCGATACCCCTGGCGGATATCATAGCTAGACCCCAGGGCTGCCGCGTGTTTGAATGTAAAGGTTACCGTGGCGTTATCTGTCGTCGCCGTGACTGATAACTCGGCCTTGGCATTGACGGCATCTTTGATCTTGCCGGCGATAGCATTGGCGGTGTCATCGTCATCTACCGCGACGGGAACATACACGCCGCCGATATACAGCGGTATGACACCGGCTTTGACGCCGGTTGCCGTAACCGTGCAGATAGCCGATGGTGCCGTCCCTGCGGGATCCGCCTGGGGCAACGCCCATACTTCAGCCGCTGGATACGCCTTTTTGACATGCTCGACCATGCTTGCTAGCACGGACCCAGCCCCGAATAGCCCCCCGGCAGCTCCGGCTGACGGGATAAATATTGGGATATCTGCGGTAGCAGACCCGCCTGACAGCATCGGTCCCATCACGAGTACCCTTGACGCGCTCCGTCCGCCCACGCCCGTCTGGGAGTGGTCGATTTCAAAGTAGACCCCGGGTTCATCGGGGACGGAAAATCCGAACGATATTGCCATATTACTTGCCCCCTTTTTTTGCGACCGGGATATTAGCAGATACCTCGATCACTCCCTTAGCAGCGCGCCTAGTCCAATAACCCCCCGGTCCTGGCCACGCCACCTTGATCCATTCGCCCGCCCGGAGCGGAGTGGCGTCGGGCTCGGAGGGGTTTGGGATCACCGCTCCGGGACGGGCTTTAACGTATTTATATCTCATAATTCACCTAATTCACCTTTCCAGCTCGTTAAATATCGCTTTTCGTGCTCCACATCAACCATCATAATTTCAATGGGTTCTGGCTCAAATCGGTCTAGATCTAGTCGGTGCGTGACTTCGAACGTTATAAGCAGGGAGCCTCTGCGGTAGTCCCCATCACCTAGGCTACCGAATTCAGTGCCCTTCCACCTAATCGAGCCTAGATCTGGCCCCCAGGTCCTAAGAATCGTCGACAATATCGCGACCTCGAGATTTGACAGCGCATCAGCCAGCGGCGTATCACCGGTACCCTGGGCGACCGCTTGGATCTCCAGCAGCGTCGTTACGTTATAATGGTTCCCCGTGATAGACAGCGGATCCGCCGTGTTTTTCGGCGTATAGACGATTATCGCAGGCAACAACCGCGGATTTAACGGCGTGGTCAACGAGTCATAGACTACACCGATCTTAGCAGCCGTCAATTGCTCAACGCAATGCGCTCTAATCGTTTTCGTCGTCATCGTCAAAATCCATCAAAAGACAAAGGGTTAACCCGTATCCAGCCCGGTGTACGTCGACGATTTCGAACGATTCGCCCCCCACCTCGACGCGATCGCCGATCTGCGCCCGGTGGGGAAGCGTTTCGTCCCTAATGATAATAGCCGGCTGAGTGACTGACATCATGGCCCCGCCCTGTACTGTCTGTGAGACATACGCGCGATTGTAATCACCCATGATTTCGGTTACTTGGTCGCCTTGTGTAAAGACGGCCTTGACCCCGAAAGATCGGGTAATTTGGCGCGCTAGCGCGGCTTGATGTCGTAGCCAATCCATCTAGTCTACCTTACGCACGGTCACTAGCAATACCCCGCCGATTACAGCATCGGACTTGGTTATATACCATTTTGCCCCGGCAGTGACCCGGAGCAAGTCGCCGTCATCGAGGGGCACGATCATGTTATTGCCGGTATCGTCAGCAGCCATTTCGCCGACCTTATCACCGGTCTTGCCTGTCCCAGTGTGAATCTCGACCTTTCCGTCGGTACTCTTAGGTACAGTGATATTTTGCTCGATCTTCAGGACCTCGCAATCAAAGTCCGGGAATTCGAACTCAACTTCGGTGGCTCCGGTCGTCTTAAATACCACAGGAAAAATTTTACCATCTAAGCCTATTTGGTCCATGACAAAATGAACCACCTCCCGGATAGCCGCCCCGGCATCAGTAGAGTCCATCCCCGTGTCCCCAGGCGAGAACGAAACTTCGTCCGCATCCACAGGACCACCGCCGCCTTGGGTGGGCGGTATCACCGTGCCTGACAAGCGCACATCGACATCGCCGGGATAAATAGCGTCGACCGTCCCGATCTGGGACCTGGTGCCCCCGCTAGAAGCGTAGCACTCGCCGTCATGCCAGTACACGGGTGCGCCTACGCCGCCCTCGAAGGCTTGACCATCTGCGACCGGCAGCGTCACAATGCCGACGGTCAAAGCGGAATAGGCCTCACCCTCGTCAGCGGACGTCTGCGCAATGTGGAATTCGCCCCCCAAGAGACGCCCTTCGCCCGCCTCAATGCCCCCTGACGGGGCGGTTCTCGTAACAATTTCACTGATTTGTACAAAATTTTTCATGATTAGCCCTCCCCGTCCCCGGGATTACGAACGAATTGGCGATAATCGGTTAGACCGATGCCGAACCAGTCCCGCACCTTAAATCTCAAGGTATCATTGACAAATTCGGGGTAGCGCTCGATAACTGCCCCGCCATCGCGATCCAGCCAGCCATATTCAAGCCCCCTAGCTTTGCCGGTGCATAGAATCACTTCCTCGTCGTCCAGTCCAGGCACGTATCTGATAGCATTTTCGCCGTACAGGTTGACGATTGCGATGTCCTTGGGATCTAAGAGCGCCGTGATAGGAGTATAGATCTGACGGATCCGTTCGTAGGCGCTGATACCGCACAGGGCGATGGTCCCCGGACGCCCCACTATCACGCCCGATCTGGACGTCTGCGCTTTCAGCATGCTATCCATGCTGTTTAAAACGGCGGCGGTGATGTTAGTGCCCGGATCTACTAGGTTATCATGCTCGGCGGCGAATACATCGATGCCGTCAGCCATCTGGCCACGGAATGCCCGTAGGGCTGCCGATGCCCTGGTGCGACCAATAGTGTCGCCCAACTGCCGCAACATCGCAGGCACAGCGGCTAACTCGTCGTTGATTAGCATTTCTTCAGTAATGACCAATAGCCCGCCGTATTTCTTCGGCGTCACGAACTCGGCTGAATCCTCGGCAGTCAAGGCCTTGTACGGCGCAGCCTCGGTTACTTCCGCCAGCTCGCCTAGGAGACTGACAGATGCTACTGGTCTAGTGTGGGTGGTTGAAAAATTGACCTGATTCCCCAGGTCTTTCCACCAGTTATAAGTCTCATCGGCTTCTGCGTCGGCTTGAAGTCGGGCCCCCAGGATTCCGGCAAAAATGACCGAAAAATCAGAAGTGGTCAGGGTCCCCAGGGTTGACCGGCCAAAGGCCGCCCGGACCAGGTCCCTGTCGTCAACGCCCAGGGTCTGGATGCCAGCGCTTTTCATCTGCGCATGGATCTGACGCATGATTGAATCTCGCCGGACTGGTCGCCCGTCTAGGGCGGCGTTCAGGACCTTTCGGGTTTCGGTCTCCCAAGACTCCGAGCCCCGCGAAATGATGGCATGATTGGCGTTGATTTCGGCTGCTTTGGATGCCTGAATCATGTGCTCAAGCGCCCGTTTTCGTGCCACATCGACAGTGACAGATGCATCGGTGGACATTTCGTCTACCACCTCGGCAGGCATTCCGGCCGCATTTGCGATCTCGCGAACCTGCCGTTGCCGGTCCAGATCCGCCTGGATCGCGTCCCTCTTGACCTGCTCGACGTCGATTTGCTCCATCGGGACATTGACGCCTGCAGTGGTCGCTTCAGTTTTCTCCATGTTTTCTACTCCTGTTACGTGTAGAGATCTAAACCCTGCGGTGACGTCCGCAGGCGCATACACTACCGATACCTCAAACGGCTCCCAATCGGTAACCGTTCGGATTTCCTGGCCATTTTCGTCTAGACTAGATTCATAGTCATAGACGAAGTAACCCATCGAAACGCCAGGGTAATCGCCCCTTGCGACGCCCTGAGCGATTTTATTTTGCTCGAACAATTTAACTTTTGCAAGTAGTTGGCCGTTTTTTACCCTGACCGACCCAGGGACTACCCGACCAATCGCATCCCTGACGCTCCAACTATGGTCCGTCAGAAGCAGTCCCGTCCGATCTAAGCGCTCGGTCCGGATGGCTTCGGGCTCCATGGACAGGATTTCAAGATATTCCGCACCATTTTTGGCGGTCCGGCCCACGGCAACACCCGTGCCCAGGGACATTTCGACGGTCCAGTTTTCGACGTCCATCGTGCCCGGGGATAGGTCCAGTTCGCGGACAAAAGATTCATTCGGTTTTTCGCTCATCATTCGACCTCCATGGCTGCCTGCAGCGTCCCAGACAGCGATACCTGGCTCGGGTCGCCGTCGGATACTATGCCCAGTTCCTTGCGTTTTTGGGCGTCTAGTGCAATATCGCGGTTAACCTCGTCGGGATCCCTGCCTTCGGACTCGATGATCTCCGACCTGGACCTTAACCCCGCGCGCATCTCAAGCAACGACGCTTTGACCTCGGCCAATCGGTCAGCCGATTGTGACCTCGGGGCGGACCATCTAACCGGGTAGTCTCCAGGGGGTAACTGCCCCGACACTACGCACGCCCGGATAAATGCATCCCATAGCGGATCCAGGACCAACGGCACAAAAACGGACTCGCGCATGGCTCGGATGTGCTTATCTTGCTCGATTAGGCCCAATTTCGCTTGAGCAAAGTTTGCATCGGACATGTCGCCAGTCAGGACATGATAGGAAAGACCCACCCCAGCGGCAATTTCCCGATGGGACACGGCCAAAAATTCTTTAATATTTCCAGGCGGTTGTGGATTGGTGTATTTGACGGTTTTTCCATCGGGCAAATAAGCGATCATCCCAGGGCCTAGGCGTTCAATCGGCGACCCGTAAGAATCGGTCACCAGTCTAAGCCCCCCGTCCTCTGCACCGTCCAGGGTCAGTCCATCGGGCAAAAATGCCGGGGGCTCGGGCGAGTCTCCGCCCTCAACGGTCATAACAAGCGTCGCCGCCGCCCGGGTGGCTACCCTGATAGCTTCCATGTAGCCTTCAAGATCCCACAGAGCCATCAGGACCGGGGCCATGATGGGGACGCCTCGGATCTGTCCTGGGCGATCTGGTGTAAAGCAGTGAATTATCTGGTCCGCAGGCACGCGGATTAGCTTGCCTGGTGCCTGAAGGGTGTCTCCGGGGTGGTGGTCTAGTATGTGATATGCGATCTTTTCGCCGTTGGCATCAAACTCAATCCCGCTTGCCAGATCTGGCCGCTCGATAGTATTTAGGGGCACGTGCTCAGCCTCAAATAGCTTGATTTTTAAAGGTATGTCAGGGCCCTGGACGGTAACCAACTGTGCAAACGCCTCCCCGGACACTATCCATGTTCGGCACATCAGCCGTTGAATCCCGTAGATATCCAGCCCCGAGCCCACCGCTGGGCGCTTGCCCCATTGTTGCCATAAATCGTAAATTTTATTAGCTTTTTCGACGTCGGTATCAACGGTAGGACGGATCCCGGTCAAAACGATGGAATCCACCAGGGCATTGACCAGTTTTGACCCGTGGGGATCATTTTGCGCCCTGTCCCGGGACCTTGCTCGCAGCATCTCCAGGTCTCTGGCGACCTCGGATACGGGGCCGGATCTGGACCCCCACCAGCGATCGGCTCTATCGAGCTTAGCCCCGGAGTAGCTCCGGGTGCTCGCCCTGGGGCTCGATTGCGATCTAGATGTCAGCGCCGCCCAGGCGCGCTTGAATCGCCCCATGCCTCACCTAAATCGAATAACACCGTGATTTTTACGGCTTTTTGGATATAACCGCGCTTTCAGGTAGCTAATAGCTTTCCTCATGTCCTCAAATGACCGATAAGTGATTGAATTTCCGAAGGAATCCCGGACCGATGTAACACCTTGTGCTAGTGCGGACTCCAAAATCCTAAGGTCCTGTAATGTATAGGCTTTTTCGTGGTCTACCATCGATGCCCGCCCCCATACCTGTCGCCCCTAGATGGGGCAGGTCTAGGCGCCTGCCTAGCAGGTGCTCTAGAGATTCTGATAGTTTTTGGGGCCGGTGTCAAGCTCTTTTTTTCAGGGACTTTTTCGGGCAGCATTTCTTTGAAATCGACGCCTTCGGCTACTATCGAGTACCCAGCCGCCAGGCAATAAACGAACGTATCTAGGGCCTCATTTCGGGCTGATGGGGACCGTTTTTGCCATGAGATCTTGCCCTTTTTATCGCGGACTCGCTCCTCCGATGTTAGCTGGTGCAAAAACGTCGGGTGCTCGTCGACGATATGCTCCGGGATGTGGACATATAGGGGCCCTGGAGAGTGAACCCTAAGGTTTGAGAATATTTCATTTTTCGCCGATATGGTGGCGACCGCATAAAACGAAAGCGGCGCCTCACCTCGTTTTTTCTTCGTTTTTGACACTTTTTTGGGGAAAATAGGTCCTGTCCTGGCCATACCTCGTACGCCCAAAATTCTTTCCCTGGCGTAAGTCTTAGCAAAAATCAGGACTTGCTGCATCAGGAACCCGGCATCAACGCAAGTGGTAGCCGACCTAAGTTTCCTTCCGGACTCGGTTATCCAAACTTTCCGGTGCAACGCCAGTAACTGTCTCCATGCATCCGACATTCGGGGATCTGATAAAATCACATCGTAGCCCAGGATCCAGGTCTCCCATCCTGCGCCAATGCCCAGGGTCATCGCCTCGAGGCGGTCCTCCTGGACGTCAACGCCCATCACGACGACCTTGACGCCGTCGGGGA